AGCCAGTTCTTTGCGGATAGAATCGATGTCTTCAACTGTCTTCAGGCTCAAAGAATTGCTATGCTTATGCCTGGAGATGGATGTTATTCTTTGATTTATATTGCCGAGAAGTCGCTCGACCTCATCCCCAAGCTCATCAATGTCAATAGAATATTGAATACTAATACGTTGTGTCACTTTACCCTCTCAAAAGCTGCTTAGTGGTTTTTTGAAGTTTCGTTTCTACTAAATCAGGAGCACCAACAACAACAATGTCTGTGCCAGACTGACCACGGTTGATTGTAAGTTTAGAAAATCTATGATTATTGTTTAGATTCTCGTTGATGATACCTCTTTCGTTTAGTTCTCTCAACCTATGCTCTTCGCGAATCATAACTACGTGCTCTGGATTTACAAACACTTCGCGAAGAGTGTAAGTATCTGGTGTCGTAACCGCACCATTAGCAAAAATCTCTGTAAGCCTAACTAACATTTGCTGCCTCCAATGGATAAACTTTATCATCGTAAACAAAGCAAGGAACACCAGCGGCTAAAACCTGCAATTCCTTTGTTTGTTTGTCGTGCCTGATGCACACGCCAACAAGAGGCTTATTTGCTTTTCTAAACAGACTACAAGTGCCTTGAGTATCAAATAAATAAGTGTCCTGCGGAATGTGTACTAAATCACCTTTCATAAAACTTTTCATAACAATTACCCCGTTTGAATGATGCCGTAGTTTGTGGTAATTAGAGTACCAGCACAACTAACGGCATTCTGTAAGGCGGTTCTCGTTACTTTTGCTGGATCGATGATACCAGCCTCAAATAAATCGACCATAGAATTATCACGAAAATTCCAGCCCATACCATCTTCTTCCTGAAGAATGTCTTTGATAATAATATCCGCTGAAACACCAGCGTTATCTGCCATCTGTCTGATAGGAGCCTCACAAGCACGCTGAATAATCATTGTAGCCAAGTCTTCTGTATCGGTATCGAGCGACCTTGCTGCTCTCAAAAGAGAGGAGCCTCCACCACCAATGATGCCTTCTTCTTGTGCTGACTTTACCGCTTCCAAAGCATCTTCAATGCGATGCTTTCGTTCAGTCATCTCCACCTCGGTAGAACCACCAACACGAATAACAGCAACACCAGAAGACAAGCGAACAATACGATCCTGATGTTGAACGCACTTCTGCATAGACTCTTCTTGCTCAATCATAGACTTCAAAGTAGTAATCTGCTCTTCAATGGCATCAAAGTCTCCACAGCCACCAACAATGGTAGTGTGATACTTGTTGCTCTCAACAGACTTGGCGGTTCCAAGATGCTCTAACTGAACTTCTTGAAGTTTGATACCGCTTTCACGAGTAACAAAAGTAGCACCAACAGAAATAGCAAGATCGTGAAGAAGGTTTCTACGTTCTTCACCATAAAGGGGAGCCTTGATAGCAGCAACCTTCATAGAGCCACGCATCGTATTAGCAATAAGAGCAGCAAGTGCTTGACCTTCCACATCCTCTGCTACAATAATAAGTGGTCGTCCTTCTCTTGCAATCATCTTTAGAATAGGAAGGATCTGTTCCACGGTGCTAATCTTGTAATCAGTGACAAAAAACAACGGCTCTTCGTGAGACATCATTGCTCTGCGCTCATCATTGATAAAAGCACTAGCACAAAATCCTGCTGGAAGCCTAAATCCTTCGGTAACATCCAAAGAAGTTTCCAGAGACCTGGACTCTTCAATAGTAATGGCTCCGTCTTGACCAACACGATCAACAGCCATAGCAATCAGATCACCAATGCTTGAATCATTATTGGCTGAAATAGTTGCGATGTGTTTAATGTCTTCGATACTTGTAACTGGTCTAGACTTCTCTTTGATCATTTCAATCACAGAAGCCGTAGCAGCGGTCAAGGAGCGTTGTAATTCCGTAGGGGATACACCAGCCAGGATGTATTTTTGTGCCTCTTGTAGCACCGCCCTAGCCAGCACAGTAGCCGTTGTAGTTCCGTCTCCGGCATCATTATTAGTTTCAATCGCTGCCTGACGAATAACAAGAGCACCAGCATTCTCAAACGGATCATCAAGAGCAACAAAATGTGCTACTGTAACTCCGTCTTTTGTAATGAATGGTGCCTTGTCTTTTTCTTGTAATAAAACATTTCGTCCTTTCGGTCCGAGTGTGGATGCGACGTTATCTGCTAATACGTTCGCACCTCTGATAATCTTTTGTTGAAGTAGTTCTTTGCTTTCATACTCTCTAGTCATTAATACCTCATAGTTATTATGTTATAATTATACACACGGATGAGTGATAAGTCAAGGGTTAATTTAGAATTCTACTGGATCTATTTGAACAGGGCTGGATTCTAAAAGAATGTCGGACAAAGCCTGGATTAAGATCTCTTTCCATTCAACATTGCCGATTTTTGCATCTTTGGGAGGATCTTTTACGAGTCTTGGCTCTATTTGTGAAGCAAACTTTTTCTCGTCTCCTACAAACTCTTTAATTTCACCTTCCGAAATTCCTAAACGATCATTTATTCTATTTTGTAAATTTAATGCTGCCTTTGAACCTTTCTTGACAGAATCAATTCTACCGCCTGCTGATCGACCTTCACCACGCCACCTAATGTCGTATTTAAATTGATCAGCATTTGCTCCTACCCAATTTTTTAAATCTGTATAGTATCCGTTGCCAGAGGTTCCTTTCCAGACTAATAACTTATTCGCTTTTGATAACTCATCTGTAAACCTGTGTTCACCAGTCATAGCCTCGGTTGCTAACTTTTTTTGAAACTCAGGAATTGTCATTATTTCGAGAACTTTATTATAAATCTTTACAAGAGCGTCGTCCCCTAATTTTCTTCTGTCAACATCGGGGTCATTCCATTTTACTTTACTTAAATCCTCTGCTAAATCAACAAAAAAAGTATTCATTTCTGAATCATTACGTAGTGTGTCGTAATCTTTGAGACCAAGAGCGGCAGCAATAAGAGCCCTAGTTTCTCCCTGTTCAGCACTCAAGAATGAAGCACCCTCTTTTTTAACTGAAATTCTATCTGTTTCTTCTTGATTAGCAATGTCTGTTTTTGGAGTTGGATTACTAGAGCCAAATTGCTTGTAAAGTTCGGTTACCGATCCGTTACCGGGCTTAAAATAAACACCCGGCTTAAGATCATCAACATTCTTAACAAGTTCGTCCGCTGCGTTTTGGAACGCTGGGTATTTTACTTTATCAATGTGACTTAAGCCCTTTGGAATAGAGCCGCCTCCTAATGCGATAATTATGTTTCCTTCAAATTTCTCCGACACGTTACCACCAGGACCTTTTTTCCCACCAGAGGTAGAAAACGGCGTTCCAGTTTTTTGAATACTTCCAGGAGTTATTGTTCTCCCGTCCTTTGTATTTAAGCGTAAGCCCCTGAGACTACGTTCATCGTCAACTCTATTAATTAAATCTAAAACTTTATCATCATCAACAATAACGACTTTTGATCCATCAGATAAAAGAAACTCATCACCATTTGCGACCATTTGTTTAAATAAAGTAATACCCCTACTGGTGTCAGAGGTAGCAAAATCTTTTCTGGTCATTGTTGCTTCGGCTAACATTACCTCTTCGATCATCTCCATCAATAACTTTGGAGTAATGTTTAGTTTCTTTTTATCATACTCTTCTTTAAGGATCTTTTTCAAATCAGACATAGTTTTACCTCAAACAATAATGTCAGCGATGCCATACTTGACCGCTTCTTCTGCTGATAAATAGATGTTTACCTTTTGTTCCAGTAACTTTTTCATCTGTTTTTTGGTCATATTGGTCTCTTCAACCAATCTTTCGATGTAGAGATCTTGAAGATCCTGGATAGCCTCCATCTCGTTGATAAGGTTTGGAAGCGAGCCGTGGTTACCGGCAATCACAGAATGGATCATCACTCGGCAGTTGCGACCAATCTGTCTTTTGCCCTTTGTTCCAGCAGCAAGAATAAGAACACCAGCAGACATAACCTTGCCCATACCGATGGTCACGATGTCTGTATCCTTTTCAACGATCTTCATCATATCATAAAGAGCAAACATATCATCAGCAGATCCACCATAAGTGGAAAGGTAAAATTCAATGTCTCTTTTGTTCTTTGGATCTTCTTCAAGTTTATTCATCTCGTTCATGTAAAGAAGACCATGGATAATCTCTGTAATCTTCTCGTCTACAACTTCACTAAACAAGCCAACAACACGAAGGTCTGGCTCTGGTGGAGGAGTTCCGCCACTCATCACAACAATCTTGTTTTCTGTTGGCTCTTTATTTACTGCCTCGTCGTGAGACAAAAGTTTCTTGATTATACGCCTAATCATGTTCTACCCCTTTTTTGTTAAAAACTCAAATACTGTTTTTTTGTTTTTGTTTAGAAAAGCCATCGCACCATCCCAATCTTCATAATCAACAATTTCACTGAAATAGTTGCCATGTGTGTCGATAATGTTTTTAACGGCTTTCTTTTTGAAAAACTCAACTTCTTTTTCGTGTTGCTCCTCAAAAGCAACAATGCTATCTTTTTGTCCCTCTCCTTCTTCCATGCGAATAACAGCATAATTTTTTGCATAAGCAAAGTCTTCAAGACTTCTAGCAATAATAAATAGGCTGATAACCTGCGATACTCGCAATAGTTGCAGGCTTTTTCTTACAGATTTTAGAAAATAGAACGTTTGACAGGTAGAATACCCGAAAATGAAAAACAAAAAGTAAAATAACCAAGGGTGTTCCATAGTACCTCAAATAAAAAAACCATCAGAGTCACCCCTGATGGTTCATTATAACACCTCGTAAAGATTATGTCAAGAGTTTATTTGTTAGCGAGACGATTGAAAATACGCTCTGTAAGAGCATCAATATTTGCTGCCTTCTTATTTTCAGCCACAAGGCGCTGAGCAACGCGGGCAGCGATACGATTCACGCGAGCCTCCATGAGGTCCTCCTCGTTATCGTCACTCATCTCCATATCAACCTCTACATCGCCCATTGGCTCTGCCTCTGGGGCATCCATCTCCATGTCAGCCGCTTCGTCATCACCTCCCTCGTCGGCTTCCATGTCCATATCGGTGCTAACTTCCTCACCGGTGACATCCTCAAGAGCAGACTCAAGAGCGGAAAGGAAATCATCTAAATTAATCTGAACACCTGCACCTGCACCCATGTCCATGTCCATCTCAGGCTCGTCCATTGGCTCCTCAGCAGGCTTATCCATATCCATTGGCTCCTCTTCGGCAGCCATGTCCATCTCAACCTCTTCCTCTTGCTCTTCAAGAGACTTACCGGCAGGATCTTCGTCCTGAACGTTCTCGTCGTCCTCATCGCGAGCACCAGGAGGCATTCCATACATCTCTTCGAGACGCTCCTGACCAACTGGCTTCACGTTTGCAAGTTTCATGAAGCGACGAATCTCGGATTCGTTTAAAAGTGTCTTACGAGCCATTATAATTCTCCTTAAAAAATAAACTCAAATGTAAATAGTAAAATTATTAGATAAATACCTAAAAAGTTAAATTGTTTTTCTTTATATGTTTTCTTATCTTTGTAAGAGCACTGCTTTCAATTTGTTTTACTCTTGCATAAGAGATGCCCATGCGCTCTGCGACTTGTCGTAAAGTCATGGGTCCGTTAATATAAATAGAAATCAAAGTACAATTCTGCTCTTTTTTATAATCTAGCCAATGCTTGCAATCTTTTTCATCACAAGGAGTGGCTGTGTCCATGCATCGTGTAGCACATTCTCTCATAAATCTGGAAACTCCTGCTCGATCATATCAAAGATATCTTCAACATCACCTTCGGAGAGTCCGTAATCTTTTAGGTTTTGTTGTCCTTCTCTTTGTGCTTTTTCTGCTTTATTCTTTTTAGTTTTACTAGTAATCGCAATTTCATTCGTAAATTCAATAATTCTTGGATCGTCATTGATAAGCCCTGAAATAATGTGACGAAAGAAAGCGGCTTGTGTAAGTCGTAGGTATTTTAGTTTCAATACCATCTGTGCGTGTCTATGATCGTTTTCCATAAACACAACACGTTTTTCCATATGCCCGTAGTTATCATCAGCCATTACCACTTCCTGTTTACGATGTGTGTTTGGCTCTCGATAAGTCCGGCAGATGTCTGGCAGATAAACTTTGAAAGAACATAAAGATCGGTAAGATCTCTTGCCCCTGAATAACTAAATCCAGAACGAATGCCTCTCTCAAGGTCTGCTAAAACACTACTTACGGGTCCACGGCAAGGAATACGAGAAGTTACACCCTCATAAGAGTTATAAGTGCCCTTCCAGTCTACTTGTGCTTCCTTGCTTGCCATGCCCCTATAAACCTTCCATAGGCGACCATCAGGGTCCTCTAGTGTCTTTCCTGGTGCCTCTTCTGTTCCTCCTAGTAAAGAGCCACACATTACAGCATCAGCACCAGCAGCAAGCAACTTTACGATGTCTCCGCTAGTTCTAATGCCACCATCAGCAATAAGGGCAACATTATACTCGGAAGACACCGGAACACAATCTAATACAGACTGGAATGTAGGAATGCCGTGACCTGTTTGGATTCTCGTGCTGCATATGCTTCCTCCACCGATGCCGACACGAATACTATTGGCACCCCACTCTGATAGATCTCGGAACGCTTCTGCGGTTGCTACATTACCTGCCATAATGTGAGGCTCATCGCCAAGAGTATCACGGATGGCTTTGATAGCATCCCTAACTTTCGTATGATGTCCGTGAGCAACATCAATACAAAGAGCCTTCGCCCCAGCATAGTAAGATGCTTGTGCTCGGTCAAGGAAGTCCCCTGAGACGCCAACAGCGGCTCCAACTTGGCAACCTTTCTTTACACAATAATCTACCCATTTGATTTGCTCTTCAATAGAAGCGTAACGATGAAGGATACCAAGACCACCAGCCCTGCTCATTTCAACAGCCATCTCTGGTCCCGTAACAGTATCCATCGGAGATGAAACAATAGGGAGTTCCAGCAATAAATCAAGTGAGAGTTCAGTTGAAATGTCAATTTCAGATCTTGAATTGATAGATGAGAATCTTGGTTCAAGAAGAACATCATCAAGAGAAAGAGTTTTCTTATACATTACTTCTTCTCCTTGTTGATAAAGTCTTCAATGTCCTTGGCAGTATACCAAGTCTTTTTATTTGGATCGCTCGGCTCTGGCATAACTCTAATCTTTGGAATCCTCCCATCATTCTGAATGAAAATAATAGTTGGAACACCTTGAAAGCCTAGGATTTTTTCTAACTGCAAGTAATCTGCGATGTTGAAGGCAAAGAACATTACATCGTCAAACTTGTCTGAAAGAGCAGAGTATTGCTCCTTTAGTTCGTGGCAGTAGTGACAGTTATTGCCATAAACCTTGACCACAGCAGCGAAAGGCTCTTTGGTTTTACCGCCCAGAAGTTTCTGGATTGCTCCTTTACTAATTCTACTAACCATTATTATTCTCCTTGATAACCTCTTGGGTAGTTCTGATACACTCTGGACAGAAAAGACTAACTCTCTCGCCCATAACAACCACCTTCCAAGAGAATACCATGTCCTTGCTCTGCTTGTCAAATGATTTCTGGCAAGCATTACATTGTTTAGGTAGTTTGCCAAACATAGCAATCTTATCAGTCATCGCTTGTTCTGGATCGCCCTTACGACGGCGAGCGGCGGCTGCTCTTCTTTCTTTCCTATTCATTTGCTTTCATCATCCCCATAGCAGGAAAGCCAGGATCATTGCCGTTGAAAACAACAACAGCAGAGGGGAAAGGAGCAGAGTTACCGCCATTACCAAACTTTAGACGACCCTTGACAAAGTAAATAGCCTGTGCCTTCATAACATAGTCGTGCCAGTATCGCGTATCAGTTCGAGCAGGAATAAGAGCAATAACAGTAGTATTATCCTTCTGTGCTTCCTCGTAAGCCTTCTTGATCCAATCCTTGATAACACGACCATAAGGAGGGTTCATAAATACAAGATGCCCACCCCAGTCTTGTGAAAGCCCATCATCCTCTTCGGTAAAGTGATTACGAACCTTGTAGTTTGAATTATTAGAACAAGGGTCAAGAGTAAAAGTTCCAAACTTATCTTCCAGCCTGTGAAAGAAATGCTGCGGAGTTCCCCACTCCAAATCCTTTGAACTAAACATAGTTTCGCGTGTAGTCTTATCCATTGTTATCCTCAATTATCAATTATAATAAAATATTCTTTTAAGTTTGTGGCTCTTTTTATTTGTTTTTTAGATTGCGTGCAAATCCTGTGTTCTCTATCTTTAATTGCGACTTTGCCATAATCATTGCAAACTTTAATTAATTCATCGATAGAAATAAGATTTCTAGGAGCATCAGAGTAAGATAAAACAATTCTGGCTGCTTTATGTGTCTCTAGTAAATGATTAAAGTCATTCTTGATTGTCTTTTTACTGTAAAAAGCATCTGGCGGGCTTCCTTTAAAACATGCCCTTGAGGGTCTTGGGACTGCGTAGGAATAATTTAAATTTGGCTTGTCCCACAACGCTAAAGAATCATTAAGATGATAGCATGATTTATAAAGCACCCCACCAGTGTAAGGGGGATCAAAATAAATCATATCAGCATCAATATTTTTTAGAGAAAAAACATCTCCTTTATATTGTGTTCCAACAATGCCATTGATCAAAGTTGGAGCACTAAATAAAACATCCTTTTTAGATTTTTTGCTCCATTCTTTAAAGGAACTTTTTTGATCATTTGAATTATTAAACACACTGTCACATCCTAAAATTACGCTAAATATTAGAGCGTTTTTGTTTTGTTCAGTAACAGAATGTAATTCTTGAATGTAATCTCTAGCGGCGTCAATTTTTAATGCATTTTTAAGTAACAAGCCTAATGGTCTTTCCTGCAGCTCACTAACATTTTTAACCTTTCGGACAACGGTGCCAGCATAATTTTCAGAAACCCATCCGGCTTTCAAAGGTAAACTATTGATTTTGTTTAAATGATAATCAACTATCTCCTTATCATAGCCCTCTAGAAAAACCTTGCCATACAAAAACGAAGATTCGTTTAAATCGTTTGCAAATACCTTAAAGCCAGAATTTCTTAAATTAGCACTAACAATTCCAGTTCCAGAAAATCCATCAAAAACAGATTTCGCTGAAATTTCTTTTGCAAAATCCACAATTTGAGAAACTAATTTTCTCTTACTGCCCTTGTAGGCTACTGTTCTAACTTTTAAATTGCTCAAGGTAGTCTCTTTGTGCTTGGGCTTTAAATTTTTTATAGGAAATTTGGTTTTCCGAATCTTTAACTTTTATTTCTGATGGTCTTTTTATAAAGGTTAGTTCAGACGTTGGAACTTTTAAAGTGACGCCATCTTTAGAAAAATCAAGCCAATCACTTTTAATATCACACTTGTTAATCAAAGCACTTGAAAACGAATCAACACTTCCAGTATCTACAATCAGGAGGGCGTCAAACCTTAAAACATCCTCAACACTTCTTTTGGAAGCGTCACCAAGGCTATTCATAATCTTAATGTTGCCACTATTCTTTTTTAAATTACCTTTCTTAGTGTAAAGGCAGAATTTCTGTGATTTCATCTCAACATTCAACTTCATGATCCCATCCAATCTCATCGACCCACTTTACACACTTCTGGGAACATTCTTCTAGAGAATATTCAAATAAATCTGACTTATCAAAACGATCTTTTCTTCCGTTTAAGTCATCACCGATATTTTTCACAATGGTGAAAAACATATCCCAATTAACATCACTTTGCATCGTTTCGCATAAAAGATTAATGTTATCCATCAGTGCTCCCAAGTGCCCCGTCACCACGATTACTAATGGTCATAGGAAAATCATAAAGGTTATCAGTATCAATCTCAACAGGTCGGAAATGAACAACAGGAATCAAAACAACTTGTGCAATCTTGGTCCCCGGATCAATCAATTGAGTCTTGTTGCCAACATTGTGAAGGTTTACAAAAACCTCCCCATCATATCCGGAATCAACAACACAGGCACCCACAAGAAGGGATCGCTTTGAAGCATTGCCTGAACGATTCTTTACCTCAAGCATGTATCCATGGGGAATACCAAACTTCAAGCCAGTTTGGAAAAGCGCAGTCTCTCCTGGCTGAAGGTAGATACCCTCACCATCAGAAGGGCAGAAGAAAAGATCTAATCCTGCATCTGACGGGTTAGCCCTATCGGGCGTGATTACATCATCACGAGTCTTGTAATATTGAATAATCACTCTTCACCTCCATTTCCAATGATAGTATTGTAACTTTCAAGCAACTGATCAATATCTACGTTGCCCTTGATCAGGCGATAAGCCTTCACTGCGGCACGAATCTCATCAGTATCAAGCCATCCATTATCCTTGAACTCTTGACGAAGGGCTCGCTTTTGCTCCTTGTAAGGCTCCATGGCTTCCTCAATAGCACCAAGGGAACGGATGTATTGCTTGATATACTCTTGCTTCTCTTCAGACATAGGTAACTCCTTTGATTACTTTATAATCTTACCAAATGCGATGATCAAAGTCAAACAAATTCTGGTGAATCTGAAAAGAAAATCTCATCAACACAAGAAGGAACAGCAGAGCGAAGATAAGCCCTGATGGCCTCTTCGTCCTTGAAAGAGAGATTTGGATTATTTACGCCCCAAGAAGCGACCTCTCTCAACACATCCATCTTGTTGAAAATCAACTTGTTTACACCATTCATAAGAATGGCTTGGTTTAGTTGCTGGAGGTTTAGCCAGTTACACTGACGAACGCGACCAGTGGTTGCTCCAAACTCTGCACCAGCCTGTTGAATGCGGTTGAATACAGGATTATTTGGCTGAAATTGCTTCTTGCCAACATAGGTCTCATAAATTTTTGCGATGCCCCAGACATTGCGTAGAGAGCGAGGATTGACGCCGTTTAGAAGTGCTGCGGCTACACCACAATGACTGGAAGTGACATAAGGATAATCACCCCAATCAGGGTCCAACCAGAAGCCTTGTGCTCCTTCCATAAGGATTACAGGCTCTACATCGCTGTTATGTAGTTCTTCATAAACATCAATAAGGAAAGGCTTTAGAAATGGAACATCAGCAGCACGAATACCGGTGCGAGCATACTTATCGCGGTAAGCAGGACCATTGCCAGATTTAGTGGTTCCAATCTTTTCATCCTTTGAGTCCTCTGCTACATGAGCATCAGTAATAATGTGAACATTGCTGGCAATCTTCAAGTTATCTTTTAGGTTGATTCCTCCTCTGGAAAGGATATCCATCTCTTCCATCAGTTTGTCTACATTTAGTACACAACCGGGACCAATAATAGATGGGATACCAAAAAATACACCAGCAGGAATATGGTGGGTAATAAATTTGGTTCCTTCGTGGTAAATCGTGTGACCGGCATTGCAACCCCCATTGAACCTGATACAATGGGTGTACTCACCACTCTTCAAAAGATGGTGGGTAACCTTACCCTTACCTTCGTCTCCGTGTTGAAGACCAATAACAATGTCTGTAATCAAGATTCCTCCTCAAAATTATAATTAAAAAGTTGTTTCATGAATTGTTTTATCAAGTTGTCTTTTGCCTCATCAGTCTCCGCTTCAGCAAACATGTAATTGTAACTTGATAATTTGGTTTCTAATTTCTGTCTTACAAGTTCTTTTTCTTTTAGCATCCATCTAGTTTGTTGTTTATAGTTTGTCGGCAAAGGAACGTTATATTTTTCTGCATAATCAATCAAGATAAAATAACGTCTCTCCTCAAGTGCCACCTTTGACTCCTTGAATGCTATAATCATACCATCTTTTTCTTCTTGAGTCAAGTCTAAATTCATAACCTTATCAGGATGCAGATGCATGGCTAGTTTTCTAAAAAGTTTAGAAAAAGTTTCATGCATTTCCGAGTCGTCTTTATCTTCAAAGCCTCTTTCTTCCTCCTCTTTAGTACCAGGATTTTGACTAAATTTATCATGTACTTGTTCAGCATTGTCTCTATTGAGAGCATTGAGATCGATACCATGCCTACGACAAAAGTCCTCATAATGACTTTGAAATTCTGGACCCATCTCATCAGCCATTGTTTTTACAATGTGAAGTTCCTCATAAAGATACCTCAACTGATTTACTGTCATCTTCCATTTCAATACTGATGCGCTCATAACCCTGTGCCTTTACATATTCAGCAACAATTTGCTTGTTGTAATTAGACCAATCTTTTAGTTCATCCTCTGGAGGTAATTCCTGACCACATTTATCGCATTCTTCTACTATCATCCCAACAACCTAAAACTCTTACCAATGGCATAGGTTGAAAAACCCCACTGCTCATCATACTTTAGTTTAGACATATAAGGTCGGTTCAAATAAATCTTATCTTTCTCTGGTCTGATACCCCAACAGCGGATCCTTGTAAGTTGGTTATTTGAATCAATAACCTCAACAATCCAGTAAGTCTTGCCTTTCTTGGTCTTCTTTACAGTGACCTTGCGAGGAATAAACCAACAAAGAAGAAGATCTGGATCAAACTCTGAAATAGGCGGTACGCCTTTCTCTGATAGACGCTCAATCGTTGCTTGGCTAATAACAAGATTCAGAGGAAACACTCCAGTCAGATCAGTCTTGAATTGAATGATTTCTTCCTCTGTAAAGTCTCCTTCTGGTCTGTAAGTTTCCATATTCACAGAAAGACGCTTTAGGTTCTTTGGTCGATCAACAATGCATGCAGACCAGAAATGCTTACGACCAGTAAAGCGATCATCAACAAGATTATCAAGAGCACCGCCACGACAAAGAGCATCGAGGGCTTTCTTGTTTAGTTTGCTGTATACAACCTCCTCTCTGAACAACAAGTCCTCTGCATTTAGGAACGGACGATTGTTTAGAATCTGCTCAATAGCCGATGCTCCAAGACCCTTGATAGAGGTTAGTGGCTGAATAAGAGTCTTTCCATCCTCGCTAATCTCCCAAACACTACCGGACTTATTGATATCGAGTGGCGCAATCTTGAAGCCAAAACGCTTGGCGATGTTGATAGCCTTCTCTTTGCGGGTCTCGGGCTCCTTGTCCAAGAACGCAGCCATCCACTCGGCAGGATAGTATGCGAACAACCAAGCACACTGATAAGAGATAATGCTGTAAGAGACTGCGTGAGACTTGTTGAAACCATAGCCAGAGAAGAACTCAAACTTGTTCCAAAGTTGGCGGGCATCATCAGCATCGATACTCTTTTCAACACAGCCATCAATAAACTTACGACGAAGTTTATTCTTCAAACTATCTTTACCAGTTCCCTTCTTGGTTAGAACCTTACGAAGGAGGTTGCCCTCATCAAGGGTCAAGTTACCAAGTTTGTGAGCCAGTAGAGCAATCTGCTCCTGAAAGATTAGGAAACCAAAAGTCTCTTCGGTAATCTCTTGAGCATCACCAGAAAGATACTGAATACGCTGCGGATGCTCCATAGCATCAATATATTCCTCGTGAACATTAGCGGACAAAGGACCAGGACGATAGATAGATGTGATGGCGGAGATGTCAATAATGTTATTTGGCTTTACTCTCTTACAAAACTCTTGTGCCCCAGACTCTGTAAACTGGAAGATACCAGCCCACTTACCAGCATGGAAGATGTCTTTATAAACTTTCTTATCGTTGAGATCCAAAACATCAGGATGCAAGTTTTCATCATAGAACTTCTTGATGTCTGCGTAAGTTGGATTATCAATACCGTGATGGCGGCGAAGGATGTGCTCAATACTACCCTCCATCATCTTCAAAGTTGAGAGACCAAGCAAATCAAACTTAATGAAGCCCATAGGCTCCAAGTGACGAACATTCTGACCCTCTGACCAAGGCGTCTGACGAACACCACCAGAGTTGATAAGGGGCATGTATCTATCAAGGTCCTCGGCAATCACAACTCCACCAGCGTGACGAGAGCAAGAGCGAACCTGACCAACAAGACCCTCAACATGAGCCTTGACTTGTGGATACTTATTCAAGTATGTTTGTAGCGAAGAAGAGAACTCCATTACCTCTTCCCAGGTTGGAGTATACATTCCAGCCTTCATCCCGTGCTTTTCTTTCGCGAGAGGCGTTGCTTCACGAATCATCACACTAGTAACGTTGTTTGCCTCCGTAAATGGAACGCCATACAACTTTGAAATGTCTTTGATTAGTGAACGCAGTTGTAGCGTGTTCCAGTTAGAGATTGGAGCAACAGTATCTTTACCCCACATCTCAACCAACTTCTCTTTCAAAAGCATACTATCGGATACATCATAGTCAATGTCTGGATAGTCTTTCGCATCTGAACGCAAGAAGCGAGAGAACAGAAGATTATACTTGATAGGATCAACCTGCGTAATACCAAGCACATAAGCAACAAGAGAACCCGCCGCAGAACCACGACCGGGACCAGAAAGCATCATCTGATTAGAAACATCACAGATTGCCTTCATCGTTAGAAAGTATTTACTAAAACCACGATCAGCAATAACATTTAGTTCGTGACGAAGACGATCTAGATACTCATTGTCGTTATGAAGATTTCGCTCTCGAAGACCTTCAAGCGTTGCGTTTACAAGTGCTTCATCTTCCGTATATCCTGCAGGGACAACAAACGATGGTAAGCGAACCGTATTATCCGGAAGGAATCGCTCGATGCGCTCGTGAGCAATCCGGTAACTCTCCTCAATAGATTCGAGGACAAGATCATCGTCATAATCATACCCATCAGAGTATGTTTTATAAGACTCCCACATCTGGTCCCCATTTTTAGGGTATAGTTCATAGCCAATCTCTTCTACTCCACTTGGCAACTCGGAGCCCTCTGCCCAAGAAGGAGTGCCCTTGCCAAGCCAGCCGAGACGTTTATACAACTCTCGGTCCTTCCAAGCATCCGGATTCGGATAATGACTATCGGCAGTTGAAAGCAGTTTTACGCCGAACTCTTGTGCTACCCTGATAATATAAGTATTCAGTTCATGCTGTTCCGGCACATTATTCCACTGAATCTCGCCATACCAACGATCACCGAAGATGCTTACCATCTCTCTTGTCGTCTCTCGCATGGCGTTTAGGACTGCTTCTTCGCCGTCCTCACGGTGCTCCCAATAGTTTCCGGCATATACTCCTCCAAGACATGCAGAAGAGGCGATAATACCCTCATTATACTTCTTCAAAAGTGCATAGTCGATACGAGGATACCTATAATAATTTTCAGGTAAATAAGACTCTGAAATCAATTTGAAGAGGTTGTTCAGCCCCTTTTGATTCTGAACTAACAAAACAAGATGCCTACGACGACGAAGAAGATCCTGTGTCTTCTTGCTGGCGTTCTCGTCCTCTACCGTAGCACCAGACTGGTCTTCTTTCTTGATCTTGCGGGCATTCTTCTTATCTGCCATCGCTTTCTGGTACTCATCTCGCCAATCATCAAGCGAAGGCAAGAAGTAAGCCTCACATCCAAAGATAGGCTTGAAATCTTTTCCCTCTGCCTGCATCTTCTTTGCGTGAAGGACCTGATAAGCAAGCCCATTCATGTTGCCGTGATCGGTTAGAGCCAGGGCATCACAGCCATTCTCATAGGCAAAGTCCATATGAGCCTGCGGATACCCAAGGGCATCAAAAATAGAGCCTGCGACGCTATGAGCATGCAGTCCAACAAACTTAATTTTAGATTCAGTTCTGTCCAAAATAGTTCTCCTGTTTGATTCTTTACTCTCCTAGTTTACCACAAGTGTAAGGTCCGGTCAAGGGTTTATACGGCTTTTCTATCACATTTTCTGAACCAAGAAAATTACGGTATTCACCCCAACTAGAAAGATCATAAAACCAATCAAGTTCTATTTTGGATGCGTTCTTTGTATTAACTTCGCTAAAGATCTGACTAAAATCAAACTTCCTTGCTGACCATCTTTGGTCCAAAGGTAGTTTTTGACTGGGATACTTTTCGCCTTGCAATGGAGGTAAATACTCCCGCGTTGTTGTTTTGTTTATCATTCTTCTGCATTTTATACAATCCTCTCCTGTTAGTGTAAATGGCAATGGTAAGTTGTTTTTTATATTTTTGTTTTTATAAGTTAGAAAAAAGTTACCTTTTTTATCAGCAATTTGTTTTCTATATTCTCTCAAAGAATAAATGTTGTATGCCGCCATCGGGAAGGATACAAAATACTTGTCAGGCGTTAGCCATTTCGAGATCTTGACTCCAACCCACCACGCAGAATTAACTCCGTGGATTACAGACCAGCCGTAAGAATCACGTTTATCGCAATCCTGAAGGCTGATTGGCACGTAATATATAGGTATCTCTCTTCTCAACTCCCTATGAAATTTACTCATGTTTCTATTATAATATACAGGATCATGCACAAAATCACCAACAATTTTTCTGACGATAGGTGCTAAGTCTGGATTTGCTACGATCCATATGGTCTTACAGCCAGCCAAAGCACATTCAAAAACTGACTTCTGTATAGCCGTAAAGCCATCCTCTACCTGTAACAAAATAGGCGATACTGCTGTTTGATGCTCTGTTTGGATGTTTGCTACTGGAATAATGCCGGCAATGTTCGAACGTAAACTCAAAGATACCTCAAAAATCGATCATAGGAAAGTGTAGCATGTCGTAGATCTTTGTATAAATCTTGAATCTCGATTGCAGGAATCTGTATGTGATCTTTGTACTCTTTGAGTATTTCATTTTGTTGGATCTCCCTTCTTATGTGAGTGGTTTTGAAAGCATAATGTCTTGGATTTCCCGCGCTGTTGAACCCGTTTTGTTTACCTTTCATTCCCCTTTCTTTCATCTCATGCAACATCTTGAATCTAGCCATTGTCTCTGAATAATCAAAATCCATCAGTTGACTATCCGTGAGGCAGGAAACAATACAAGCATCTTTTACTTTTGTCTTGCCATCAATGCGATCACTAGAGTAAAACCAGATGTCTTTTACAAAGTCATCTTCTGTATTGATAAAATCAACCTCGTGCTTGCCCCCAGAATTGAAGGCGATCCAATCATAGCAAAGATAACTTCCTTTATCAATTTCTTTCTGATCAATGAGTCGATAGCAGTTATTATCGCCAAAATAATAACAAGTGTCAAAGGACACTTCTGCTATTTTTGAAAAGAAGTTTGAGAAGACTAGCGTTTCCCCATTATAACGCATTGAATCGCAGAAATCTGCTAATGGCGACTTTCCAACATAAGATAAAATAAACAAAAGTTTATTCCATAAGGCTTCTTGTGGAAGACCAACTTCTAATTCAGAGCCAATACCAGTAAGTTTTGTCTTTTTATTTTCAATAGAAAGAAAACTCAAATCTAAATCATAAGGAAGTTTCTTGAAAAATAAAGGTTTTTGAGCAGTCGAAAAAAAGATAGGAAGTTCATTTATATAAGCAAACATTACAGCCTTGAGAGAACTGCCAACTACAATCTTTTCGTATTTGATTATCAATCTTACCTCGCTGCTAAAGCGATCTTGCAAATATGCTCTAATCTTTCAATATGCTCAAATGCTTCCCAGGGATTTCTGCCAACAGCACAAACACCGTGCTGTGCTTGTCCTACAATGTCAAATTTGATCTTTCCATTTACAGTCATTTTATCGAATGTGTGTTTTGCCAACTCTGGGCTAATTGCTGGCAAAACAGGGACATTCTGGGCAACCTTGGTGTATCTATAAATCTCTGGAAACTTTGTTGCTAATTCCTGCAAGTCATATCCTGCCATCATAGCGGCAATAGTGTATGTTGGATGAAGATGCAAAACAGAGCGAGTGCTACTATGAGAATTTTGAAGTAACCAGTGCATTTCTAATTCACCGGATGCTCTTTTGGAATAAAGTAACTCACCATTGA